TAAATTTTCTTTATTAACTTCTGATATTGAACTTGATATACCAGCATTATAACCAGTAACACCTGTAAATCCACGTACACAACCAGTAAATGTATTAGTTGTTATACCAGTATATGTAATAATTTCATTATCAACCTTTAACAAACCCCACTCGGCAGGGAAACCCTTAGTAGAATTTACTGTAATTACATCAGAAGTTGAAGTAACTGCACTTGTTATAGTAGTTACACCTGATATTACCTCTGGTGTTAGGTTATCTAATTTTAAATATTGATCAAGATTCTCTGCAATATCAATATTTCCACCTTGAAATTCTTGGGAAATATAATATTGCTTGAAAAAATCTACTGCTTTTGGGAAATCAGCAGTAATGTATTCGGGTAATTGACTTTCGACAATTTTATTGACTTGTACCCTCTTGTCAAATGCGGACATATTTTTACTTCCTCTCTAATTCCCCGTTTGCATAACTTGATGTATAGTAATCTCGTGTAAACACTGTTCCAGAAATATCTTCTCCAGATGCAATTACATCCTTGATCATATTTATCTGACTATTTGAAGCATCAAAACTGAGGTAAAGATCCTTCAAACCAACAACATCATTAGAATCTGGGAATGCTTGAATCTCAATAAGATCATTTTTAGCAACTGTTGATGTAAAATTAATTGTAGAAAGTATTATTTCACCTTTTTTATAATCAACAGTTCCTACTGATTTTAAAATTACCTTCTCTACACCTTTATCATCCTTTGCAACCGCACTTAATACACCCATATTACTATCATCAAGGTTGCCAAGAGCATTCTTGTTAGGAGTATCAGTCAAGTAAAGTGTCTTATCTGATCCATGAACTGTAAATCCAGTACTCTTAATGTTATATCCCTGTGGGTTAATATGGAATCTATTACCATAACAGAGTTCATACTGTGCAAATTGATTAATAAGTGCCTTTAAATCTCTTCTAATCTTTACTTTTGTAATGTTAGAAGTAATACCATCATCAACTCTATCAATTAATTGGTTAATTTTACTATACTTGAACCTTCCACCAAACTTATTAATATCAACATTTTTGGAATATTGTGTAAGAGCAGAAGTAATTTCTGTTTTTAAGTTATTAGAGTTAGAAACTTTGGCACTGTCATAATAAACAGTTGTATCAATTTCTACAAATAGAATCTTCAAGTCAGTAATTTCAGCATTAATACCAGCAACAGCATAGTTTTTAAGTTCATTACGAATGCTCATTTTATCAAAATCTGATACATATGTACCATTCTTAGGTTTAATGGAAATTAAAACTTTACCAAACTGTGGTGGAACTAATTCTTCACCTCCAACAACAGAAACAGACTCTGTCATAGGGAAGATTTTCTGTATTATTGCCTCATAATCCCTACCTGTAACCGCCCTGTGCTGCGATGAATAGAGTCTAGGTGCAAAATACTTAATTGATGATAAGTTTTCAATCTCGGCACCGTTAGATGCTGCTCTGATGGTAGTTAATGTGAGTTTATTTGATCCACCATCATCATATGGAGTCTTTCTTATAGCAGGAGTTACTGATGCATCAGCAATTCTTCCTTGATATACAAAATTTGATGCTCCATTACCAGTAGTACCATCAGTAACAATGTACCTAACAGTTATTACTGCATTATGATCTAATTTTTTACCAAAGAATCCATCTCCAAATAGAAGTTCATACTTCTCATCTTGGACTTCTTGTATTAGGTATATTTCAGAGTCCTTATTTAAGGTTAAAATATTATCTACTTTCTTATATTCTCTTCCTAATCCTGCTTCACCTGCACCTTTAACATAAACAGCAATCGTTGATGTATCAATATTTGGGTTATCAAGAATAAATCTTTGATCTTGTGCTGTATTAACAGTAAAGAACTTTTCTAAAAATGTACCTTGATATACAGTAATTGGAGATAAAGAACTACCAAAGGTTGCAACACCAGGTGTATTGGTAGCAGCATTATACCCTACACAAGATGTAGTGATATCTTCTGGTATAGAGAATGTATATGAGGTATTATCAGACCTACCAACGCACACTAAACCCGCCTGTAAGGTAATGAAAGGAGCATCATCTAAAACTGGTATTGATAATGTAATATCTGCCCTTGCAGCGGTTTTAGAGCGAGGTACATAACCTATATTTCTTGCCAAAGACACAACATTTTCTCTAACAGTTGCAGCATCCAAGAAGGATTCATTCACAACCATGTTAGAGTTGAACGCAGTAATGTAAGTATTATATGCTAATGTATCAATTAATACAGAAAAGTTAGACCCTTCAAAGTCAAAATCCGTAAAATTGGAATTTGCACGTAAATATGACTTAATTTGGGTCTTAATTTGATCGAAATCAAGATTTGTGAGCTGTGTATAAGGCATATTATCTTGTTGCTTCTAATAGGAACGTAAATTGTTGTGTAGGAACATCCAAACCAATGATATCAAAGATAACAGTACAATCAAAAGCGTTATTATCTGGTTGAGGATCTACATTTACTACCAAATTATCAACTCTTGGCTCCCAATTCTTAACTGATGTCTCAATTTGATCTTTAATATTGGATGCAGTACCATAATCAACGAACTCAAATAGACTTGAACGTACATTAGACCCTAAAAAAGGATTAAAAGGTCGTTCTGTTGGGATAGTTTCCACTAAATTCCGTACAGAACGAGCAATGGCACGTTCATTCATTAAGACAGGTAGGTCTTTTGTTATAGGATGTGGTTCAAAAGATAGACTGATATCCTTAAAAGATCGGGATATTTTTTGGACTGCCATTGATATTGGTAATATCGATAGTATTTCTTACGTTTATTTATACCTAATTCCAAGAATCTTCATCAATCCAGTCTTTTTCGACTATTTCATGAAGATCTTCTCTCTTTTTAGGTGCTGTATCGTGCATTAATTCCTGAATTACTCTTTGGGGCTTTGGAAGCAACTTAGACTCATAACTGTCAGACCATTTTTGGTGCTCAGTGTTAGTAAAATTAGTCATTTTTCGATACAGATCGACGATATTTTATTTAGAGACAAAAAAAAGAGGGTGTTAAACCCCCTTTGCTTCATTGATTGCCTCAACTATGATTTGTTTAAGTTCTCGGCGTTTCTTTTTACCTAATCCTGCTCTGGTGTCTATCTGCACCTTTAACCAGTAAACAAAGGCAAGCACTAAGATAAATTGGATGCCTTCACCCCATGATAGGTTCCATGCTTCATTAAGATCAAGCGATGCTGCCGCTAATAAATCCATCATTTTCCTTGTCCTCTTTTAGGTTTACGAGCCGAGTTTCGGGCGGTTGCGGAGTATTTCGTGCATTTTCCGTTTCCCTGTCGAGTTTTTTTCGGACGAGAGACACGGGTCAAATCACTCGCACCCCAACTCCCTTGTTTAGTCCTTACAGCCATTCAAATCCTCCTTTAATTCAGTTCTAAGTTCGTCTGCTTTCGGATGCCCAGTCTTATAAAACTCCTGAGCCAAGTCTTCCATTAATTCAAAGTACTCATCCTCCGAGAGGTCGGAGGAAATTAGCACTTCATTACGATAAACATCGTAGGTCGTCATTAGATAACCCGTGTTTTCTCATGTCCTACCCTTACTCGTGGGTCGCACCAGATATCGAAGCCTGCTTCCTTTGCATCTAGGCAGAAAGAAACGTCTTCTCCACACATATCCTGTACTTCGCCAGAATCAAAGATTTGCATCTTAGGAGCGAACCAAGGATACTTCATCTCTTCATGTTCCCATACACCATGCTTGATCAATAACCAACCAAATCCAGTGTAGTCAACTTGGAAAGGCTTCTTACGCTTACTAATACTTTCTAGTGTTTCATGGTTCATGACTCCACCATTAGTACGGAAGTCATCTTCGTCTAACCAGTGAGCAACCGATGAAGTTTGACCATCTTCGGTACAATACCAACCACCTGCAATATCCTTATCCATTAGAATAAGTTGCCAGAATTTCTCAGTATTGAATACAA